TAACTGTCGCATTGCACTTTGTGCAAGTCTTTATAGCAGTACCCTCTGATGTGCAGGTCGGCTGTTTTGTTACAACAGAATTTCCGTAGCTGTGACCTGTTGCCTTAGTTGTGCTGTCCTTGTATGAAGTACCGCAAACAGAACACTTGTGGAGAGTGTAGCCGTTAGTAGTGCAAGTAGGTGCAACAACTGTGGTTGTGTAGCTGTGGGAAAGCTTTGCAATTGTTTCTGTTACTGTTGCTCCGCACTGCGTACAAGTTTTTGTTTTTGTACCTTCTGATGTGCAGGTAGGCTGTTTTGTGATAACAGCACTGCCATATGTGTGGCTCGTGCATCCGCAGGTGAGTTTGTATGTCTTTGCTACAGACGGATTGTATGTAGGATAAATTTTTACAGTGAGTGAACCGCCGTTTTTGAATGTGATACGTCTGATATCATTAGCATAGTTTTCAAGCTTATTTACACTTACCATGCTGCGATCAGAAAATTCAACTGTGTAGTCTGTATCGTCATAAAGCCAGAAATCAATGCTGTCGCCCACACTGAACTGAGTTTTGCTCAATACGCTTGAAAAGGACGTATTCGAAATGTCTGTGCGCCAATAAACAGTGGTAGAGGTCGGAACTGTGAACTTATTCACATAACCGCAAGACTTGCAGGTCTGTGTTACAGTGCCGTCAGTTTTTGATGCGTACTTTGTTTCGTAGTCATGACCTGTTTTGACGTCAACCGTCTTTATATCGTCAAGATTTGAAAGGTTCAGGGAGTTGAATGTCACGTTATTTTTATCGTAAACATACCAAACTGCTCTGCCGTTTTTGATAACAGGCTGGCAATCTGAAAGACTTCCCTCAAAGGTGTGTATACTGCCGTTTACTGTGCCGTCAGCGTTTAGCTTCACACAGCTTACCTTTGTATCTCTGGCCCACAATAGCAAAAAGCTGTTATTATTTATCTTCACAAGCTGTGGAGCAGAAGCTGAGTCTGTACCCTCTGCATAAGAAGTTATCTTATTGAGCTTGTTTGTGGAAAGGTCCTTTGAAACAGAGGAAACGTAGACGTTTCGTGTTTCTGACGTATTGATATAATCAAGGTCAACTGTACTCTGTGCCACGATATAGCTTGATGATGACACATCAAAGCCGCCTATAGCCGCACCTGTATAGTTATAGTGACCGGCGGTATATTCAGGGTATGTTACAACGTCGATATTGCTGACCTTATCAAAATAGCTTGGGAAGAATTTGCCTGTAGTAAAATCAGAATTATACTTCACCAGAACGGCAGAACGTGGATGAGCGTCACCATGGTCGAGGGCGACTATATGGTTGCCGTCGGTTTTTATAAACTGATTGAAGGAGTGGCTCACATAGCCATAATCAACGTTCATGATGCCGGTATACGAATCAGTGATAGTCATTGAAGGCATATCCACTTCAATGGTAACATTAGACTGATGATTATTGCCGTCGCTTGATTTATACATTTCGTGGCAGGTCCTCACAAGCAGGTGGTCACCGCTATGGGTCATTCTTGCCGAGCCTGCATCGAATGGAACTGTAGTGTTAGCTCCATACAGACCGCAGGACTTTATTTTATTCCAATTCTTATCATACTTCGTTATACGGAAAACCTCTAGGGAGTCGTTTTGTTTCGGATTTTCCTGACCGCTAAGGACATAATAATTATTGCCGGAGTCATAGAAAGCACCAAAAATCGGCAGTTCATTGTCGATAAGCTTAGTGCTGAGCGGTTCAAAATCAGAGCTGTAATATTCCACAAGGAGCTTGCCCTCGATAGCGCCTGACTGGACACGCATATAATTGCCGTTGTCGCACACTGTTAGGTAAGATTTCACTGTGTCAGACCATTGCACATAGTCCTGATCATTCACATTAGAGCCTGAATACGCAACACATTGCGCCACGGCAAAGGCACTGAACGATCCAGCAGACACAGCAGTAGAAACAGCCATTGCGCCAGACAGGACAATGCTCAACATTCTTTTCTTCATATTCATTAATTTCATCACCTCATACAAAAACTTTTAAACGAGAACACCTTTATATATATAATATCACAACGCAAGGCATATGTCAATGAAAATAAGTTACAATGAGAATGATTTCAATAAATTCGTCATACACCAAAGGTCAACGCAGTAAAAAAAGCAAAGAGGATACAAAACAGAAAAAAACGCCTTGACAAGGTTTGATGGGTGTGATATAATATTACAGTGGTATTTCGAGGTGTGGCTCAGTTTGGTAGAGCGCTGCGTTCGGGACGCAGAGGCCGTGGGTTCAAGTCCCGTCACCTCGACCAGCACAAAACCGCTTGTTTACGTCAAATGTCGTAGATAGGCGGTTTTCTTTATGTCCTGAAATGCTAAAATATGCGTAAAAATAATAAAACACCACCCAAAATAATAAATATATGACACGAAATATGACACGAACTTTGCACACGTTGAAATTTTGCTTTGAAAATGCGGCAGATGATTCAGAATTCGTTGACCGCATTTGTCACGGATTCGGCACTGCGAAGAGAAATACTATTAAAGGAAAATCGGGTACAACATGGTATGGCTAGTCAGTGATAGGCTGGGGCGATAATCTCACCAACCTGCAAAAACAGCAGAAAAAGGCAAAGGCAGTCGAAGAAAAATAGCCACTATATCCGCTCTGCGCGGATTGTATAAAAAATAAAAACAGCCGCCTCAGACCCATAAAAGTCCGAGACGGCTGTCTTACTACCTACTTGATTTTAATTTTCTGCCCCACATAAATGAGATTAGCGTTCTTGATACCATTATCCTTGACAAGCTTCGCAACAGTGGTCTTGTAGCGCCGTGCGATGCCCGAGAGCGTATCGCCACGCTTCACAGTGTACGTCACTGTCTTCTTGGTGGAGCTTGTAGTCGGCTTTGTGGTCGAACTGATGGTCTTCTTGAAGCCATTCAGCCCTGCCGCCTTGATCTTCGCAGGATAGTCCACATAGCAGATATCCATGTCAACATTGCCGCTGATACCGCTGACCTTGCCACTGCTTGTGTACTGCCACATACCATATGTTCTGCCGTAGTTGCAACGTGAGCCGTACTCAGCGACCCACAGAGCGTATCTCTTAGCGACGTAGGCAGATATGTACTGCTGTAAAGGCGAACGGCTGATATACAGTCCTGCCCAATAGCCTGCCGCTTCAAGAGTGTTGCAGAAAGTCTTGACAAGGCTGTTGCAAAATGCTCTGCCCTTTGCGAACTGTGAACGTTCCTCGAGGTCAAAGTATATCGGATACTCAAACGTCTTGCCCTTGATAGCGTTGATACAGGTCTGAGCTTCTGCCTTTGCTTCCACAACAGTTGTCGCATAACTGTACCAGTAAGCACCAACTTTCAGCCCTGCCGCCTTAGCTGCCTTGTAGTGGCTCTCGAAATATGGGTCTTTCTGATGAGCATACTTGCCGTAACCAGCACGAATGATAACATAATCGATACCAGCCGCTTTTACCTTTTTGAAGTCAATGTTCTGCTGATACTGCGAAACGTCAATACCCTTGAATGTCTTTGCCATAAAATTACTTCCTTTCTAAATCTTCAATGCGGTGGTTTGCGACCTTTATCTGTTCAGCGACCACCGCATAATCCTGTTCCAGCTTATAGGTGCGAGCAATAACACTGTTGTGCTTGTCCACACGCTCAGACAGCTTGTCTATCTTGTACTCAATAAGCTTTTGGTTATCATACTGCGCCTGTTGCATAGTCTTACGACTGTTAGATGCTATAACGAGCTGACACACTACCGTCGAAGCAGCTGTTATCAGTGCAACGATAATTGCTTCCGTCACTCGTCATCACCTGACTTTCTCTTGGCGCTCTGCGTGCCGAAATAGAACGAGATCACCACAGTAAACACCGTGATGAACTGCTCTGCTGAGATCGTGCGGCGCAGTGCCAACACGCAGAACACCGCTGTCAAGAACAGTGTTACAATGGACTTTACATCAATGAGTTTCGCTAACTTCTGCTTCATGGTATACTTCCTTTGTGATTTCTTTGAACTGCTCCGGATTTATAACGCCTGCCTTGACAAAATCTTTGACCTTTGCCAGCGAATACACGCCCAGATCATAGAAACGTTTAATAATGCTGTAATACATTACTCGCCCTCCTCGCCTATCAGCGTGCCTGTCATAGCAGCTGTGTATAGCACTTGTGCCATTATTTTGTCCTGCTCGGTCACTGTAGGTTTCTCAAAATCTTCTGTGGTCAGCCCTGCGGCTTTCAGCATTTCTTCTTGCATTTTTGTCATGTTGTACCTCCCACTTCTGATAGTTTCACGATGTATTCCTCTTCTGACGGCACTGGTATGCGATAACTGTCACCATTGCTGTTTTTGAATGTCACCGAACCGCCTGCTTCGACTTCGATATTTCGCAGGAAATCATCATCAATCAGGTCAGAAATATCGGTGACGATAGGGGTTTCCAATTCGTAATATAACATAACGCCCTGCATAGCCTGTTTGAATGCGGTGGCATCGGTGTAGGCGGTGTCTCGCACACGCACTATCGTACTTTCCAAAACGTATAAACCGGTTACGTTGTCAGTAACGCCAATCTTAGCATACTGATATTTTGAACATAGAAAATTTGGTGTGCCACCCCGAATGTCCGAGATACCATTCAAATAGAAAAATGGGGTGTAGTCGCCGTCTTTGTACATCAGCCAGTTTTTTGTCCCCAAATCAACGCTGTTCACACACTGAACATATTTTTTATTTTCATAGTCCACCCAGTTCTTAGCCGTTCCTGCCGACCAGCCGTAGCCAGGCAGATTGCGGATTGCTTCGGGGATTGGGTAGGCGTTATCACCCACAGCGACCTCTTCCGTCCCTGAGCTGACAACCTCACCAGCGTTGTATGGGTAGTAGTCCGCAGGGAACATTTTCTCAAATTCTTCCACTGTGCTAGGTTCATTTCCCGAGCCGAACATGGCGGTTAAGTCGAAAATCTGAATTTTAATTTTAACGTTATTGAAAACTGTACCGACTGCAAAACCACTAATTCCAGTAGACTTCCCCAGTAAAATCTCCGATTGTGTCTGATTATAAATCACAGCAGATGAACCACTGGTAATTTTCGGAGTCGATTTACTCCGATTTAGAAAACCAAAACCCATTTCTACGTTGTCAGGATTGTTCAGAACCAGCAGTTTAAATGCATATTTTCCTATCTTGTTCTCCTCGGGCGTGACATCTCTGAAATTGATGTATGATTCTGTCGTAGTTCCATTAATGGTGATTGTTCCGTCAGAATCAGCGGTCACGGTAACACCGCTGCTTGCTCCCTTCCTTGGCTGAAAACTTTGATTAAACACGATTGACTTACCACCAATATTTTTCACCGACATCAGCTTTGCCCCTGTCGGGACTGTCTTAGCATATGCCGTATCTGTGTCCGTTTCAAACCTATGTGTCACACCCTGACCTATGGAATACAGTGCGTCCACACGCCTTTTCAGTTCCTTGTCGGTCAGCTTTACCGCAGAAATTTCAGCCGTATTCTCAGCAATTTTTCCAACAGCCGTAACATAATCTTCAGGCAAACTATCAGCTACAGACTGTGCTTTCTGTGCGGCAGTCTCTGCGGCTGTTCTATCCTCTGCGACCTTAGCGGCATGGTCTGCCACTGTAGCCTTGTCGGCTGTCACCTTCGTTGCCATATCCTGCACCGCCTGTCTGTCTGCCGCAGTGCTGTCAGCGCAAGTCTTTGCGGTCTTTGCATAACCTGCCGTTATGGTCTTATCAGCCTCAGTTTGCTGTGCTGACGTTGACGCCTGGGCTGCGGATATCTTAGCGGCGTTAGCTTGCGTGACCGCCTGCTGACGTGCAGTTTCTGCACCCTGTCTAGCTGTTTCAGCCTGTGCTGCGGACGTTTCAGCCGCTGTCTTTGCTGTTTCAGCTCGGCTTGCCGCCTGCGTTGCGGTGTCGGCTGATACTCCTGCGGTGGTAGCTGATTTCTCAGCGTTTTCAGCCGCCTGCATAGCCGTGCTAGCTGCATTCTCAGCCCTTGCCACGTCAGCTTCGACCTGTTCACCGATTGCCGATATCCTATCCAGTGCGTCAGCTGCCACACTTGGTGACGGGATAGCATTATCGTCTATAGCCGCCCCTATTCGCAGTCGGAATATTCGTGATTTTTTAACCAAAATATACTCATCACCTGACAGCTTTTTTGCACATATCTGGCAGCTGACTGTCTGCGCTGACCGCAAGATATCTGCCGTTGGTGTCCACTGTCCGCCTGTGATATCGACCTCATATGTCACGCCGTCGCCGTAGTCTATCGTTAACACATAGCGGTCTGCGCCGTCTACTGTCAGCCCTTCAACCGACACGGGTCTAGCATTCGTTTCACCGACGTAGCCCAAAAGGGCGGTTGATGTCATTGCGTTATAATTTTCGTCTAGTCTGATTACCATTTCTGCACCCCCTATACGATTGCTATGTAGTCTATGCTGTACGTTCCTGCAGGCACGTTGACAGTGGTTGCACCATTGCTAGGACCCATGCAGATTACTGCGAAATATGCGCCCCTGTACACCTGCACATGGGTGCAGTAGTTCTGAAATGGGCTAGGTGTGCCGATATCCCTCAGTGACACGCATATCTGCTTTGGCACAAAATCCAAATTCAGCGGTATTTGCACGCTTGATGCCGCCTTTTCCAGTGTGTATTCAATTGTGCCACTTTTAATTTTGTTCTGGTTTAGGTCATTTACTGCCTGTTCTGTTGCCGTCAGTGCGTCAACCAATGCCTGACGAACATCACGACCATAAAATGCGTTTCTGACAGTTTCAATTGCTGTTGTCAAATCAACATTATTTGCCATTTTACCCCTCCTAGTCTAGTGTGTGGTTTTTTGTTGTAACGCTGTTACATATAATATCACCTGTTTTGCCGTAGCACTGTACTGTGGTTTTTTCATTTTCGTTGTATAGGTACATCGCCCGATTATTGGTATCAACTGTAAATACTTTTTTGCCACTGTCTGTGTACGTTGAAATATTACCATTATTTGTATCTAGTGAAAATTTCAATTCGTTATTCCAATAGCCCGACATAGCACCAGCCTGCAGGACGATATGACCGCCGATCGTGCTGTTATCAATGCGTATTTCCAGTGGGCTGACTTTCAATGTCCATTCGTTATGGGATAGCTGGATAACACTGGTATTTTGACTAGACGTTTTTATATTTATCGTTCCACCTGTGATAGTTGCTGATTTTGACGACAGCCTATTGGCAATAACTGTTCCGTCCTCAGATACCGAAAAAGTGCCTGAGCCGTTATTTATTTTCAATCCTGTCAGGGTCAAAGCGGTTATAAAACTAGCCACCAGATTTCCGTCGATAGTCCACGCATTTGTGTACGGTCCGTCTTTCGCAGAACCGCCGTCCGATGATTTCCAAAAACCTAAACCATTTTTGTTCAGCTGAATGCAGGATTTACAGGTATTTATATCAGCCGTATCCATAATCAGAATACGCTCTGGCTTTTTGGACGGGTCAAGAATGACGTGTCCGCCCTCTGCGCCTGTTATCAACTTTGTGGCGTTTTCGATTTTGCTGTCTATGACCTGTCTGTTTCTGAATTCAGAGTTGTCTATAGCCGATTGCAGGCTCTGTGTTTTTGCTGTCATAAAGCCCGAAAGGGTTTCAAATCGGTCGCCGAAGGTCAACTGTGAAGCCTGCGGATTGTCAAGGTCTATGGATATGCCCACAATGCGCAAATCCTCGTCTATGCCCATAAGGCTATTTTTTACTCTGTACCAACAGCCGAGTTCAAACTGCTCAATGTGCTTGTCTATTCTCGAGAGGTCGAGTGCTGTTATTTGATACTGCACTTTCGCACGATTAACAGATTTAAGATACTCCTTACCCTTGCTAAGAAGATTGCTTGCAAGTGTCACATCGTCCCATATCTGCGTACCGCTTATAATGCCGTACTTTGCGACCAAAGAACTGCCTTCTATGTAGTCCTTGCCGCCATTCACAGTGCCGATGGTCAACCGCTTTTCGCTGTCTGTAAGCTTTGCGCCGAGAGGGTAAAGACGTGTTATGACCGCCGTTTCATCGACTTCCCGTGATATGGTTTTAAGGTTGACCGCAAGCTCTATGGTGGTATCTGTGCCGTGTCCTATGTTCTCCAAATAGTCAAGATATACCTTGCCATCTTTATCACGAAGCTGTATCTCACCACCGAATTTTCCTATAAGCTTGTCGGCAATGACGTTCATTGTCTTGTCCCAATTTGCAGTATATGTGTAGTTGTTGCTTGCCGTAACAGTGACCTGTCCCAGCTCTATACGCTTATCTGCACCCACCTGTGCATTGTGTTTGGAGAGGAACGAAGAAAGTACTGTTGATATACCTACCATTTTGTATTCAACATACGGCTGAACACTGTCATATAGCCAACCTAAACGCCCCTCGCAGGTGACTTTGCGGCATATCAGGCCTCTCTCGTCCATGCTGTCAGGACACTTCAAGACCCTGCCTATAAAAATGTCCTTGTCAGTGCTTTCATCATAGACCTTGACCAATGTTGTCAGTGGTTTCAAGAGGTCATAGCCTGCATTGTTCGGATATATGGTAAAACTGAAACTATCCACAGCATTGATAGCCTTCGCTATCTTGCCGCCCGATATGCGGTCTGTGCCGTCGCTGTGTATGATAGTGTTTTCAGCTCCGTTTGTGATAGTAACTACAAACATTTACAGTGCCTCCTCATAAAGCTTGAGTGTCAGTGTGCCGAAGCCATAAGCCGCAAGAGTATTCACACCAGGCTGTAAAGTCAGCTCGTCAAGGTCGAATTCTTTCTCCGTGTTGCGGTATACGCTTGCACTTATCTCTTGGTCGTTGAGTGCAAAATAGGTGAAGCCCACACTCTTTGCATCGTCCTCTGAGCGCTTATAAGAAAGACGTGGGCGTATGGGTCTATCAGCATATGAATAGACTTTCAGGGTCGCAGGAGGGGCGTATCGTGTCTGCTTGACCGCTGTCAGCGATATATCCGTCAAATTCAGATAATCGGTTTCAAAGTTGAAGTCGTCAAATCCGATGTCTGAGTAATCATCAGAACGTAGGAAAGGATACGTTTTGAAGTTCACTGTCAGATCAGCGGTGCGCCGTGAAGTGAACTCAAATGCAGAGGTATCAAACACAGCCGTTGCCCCCACAAAGTGATAGTCCGTCAGAAAGCTTATCCTCAGCTCACCCTTTGCTCCGCTGAGCCAGCGGACAACATCACACTTGCGGCGGTAAAGTTCATTTTCATCTTTTGCAGAAAGGCTGAATTTTATCGTGATATCACGCTGTTTGTACGTCCTTTCTCCTGCCATTTTGGAAAAATCATAAAAGCCGTTCATAAATGGCAAGGTGGCTTCTATCCTGTTTTCCTCCGGCTGAGATATCTGAACGCCGTCCTTTTGGATAACCAAATAGAAATCGGTGGACTTCTTACCACCAAATTCTATATATTCACTAGACACTTGCAAGCCTCCTTTCGCTGCTTGTGACCCTCTCACCTAGTTTTCCGTCCACCTTTGAAGTGAGCTTATCGCCGTCAAGATAAATATTTCCTTGCTGTGCAAGCTGTGGGAAGTAGGTTTCTAGGAGGGCGATGATCTTGTTCATGGTATCGTTACCGCTATTATTCACACTCTTTTCGGGGAGTGCTGAAAAGCTTGGCGGTATGATATCCGTATCCATAAGCAGCTGCAGTGACCTGTTGAACTGCATGGTGATAGTGTCCTCATTGTCTGCTATACCCTTTGCAAAAAGGTCCATCATATCAGGTGCAAAAGTGTGGAAGTTTGAAAGAGGACCCTTGTCAGGTTCAGAAAAGCCAAGAAAGTCCTTAACGCTTGAAGCTACGTCACATACAGTGTCTTTAAGGCTCTGCCACTTCTCTTTTATGCCGTCTATAAACGCCTGTATCATATCTGAACCCCATTCTTTGAAGTCGTTCCACTTGCGTGAAAACCAGTCTGTAAGGTCGATAAGCATATCAGACAAAGCGTCTGAAACAGGTGCGAAGTAGTCCACCATACCTTGTGCAATGCCCTTGATGAGCTCGACCGCTATAAGTATGCCGTCGGCAAGGATGTCAGGGAGATTTTTCAGGAGTTCCATTGTAAGCGTGCCGATGATTTCAAGTGCCGATTGAGCAAGCTTTGCCGCCGTATCACTGTCGGAAAGCGACATTGCAAGTGCATCTATTATCTGCACTGCGCCGTCTATAATAAGGTCTATGTTATCCACAAGTGCTTCTGCAATAGCGGTCACTATCTGTATCGTGCCGTCAATTATTGCAGGCATACAATCTATAACAGCTTGTATAACTGTAGGTATCTGCTCAACAATAGCATTGATAAGGTCTGGTAAAATGGTCGGCAAAGCCTGTGCTATAGTGGTTATGATAGTTGCCAACGACTGCACAAGAGGACCTGTGTTCTGAATAAGTGCTGTTGCAATAGTTGTAATGGCTGTTATGGCCGCCTGCGTTATCGTGCCGATGTTGTCAGAAATGCCTTTTACAAGCGCCTGAAATATCTGTGCTCCTGCTTCTATAAGCTGAGGAAGCAGGTCGCTCACAAGCTGTGGAAGTTCAGCCGCTATATCAGGTGCAAGCTCGCTTATGAGAGTTGTGACCCCTGAAAGAGCCTGCTTTATGACAGGCATAATATTCTTTGCAAAGGTCTTTACTGTGTTTACCATTTCCTTGATAAGATTTTTCAGGTCAGCGTTTTTGTCACCCATTCCTGCCATAAGGTTTGCCCACGCTGCTTTCACAGAACCAAGAGAACCGGAAACTGTTGTTGCCGCTTCTTTGGAAGTTGTGCCGGTGATGTCAAGGTCGGTCTGTACCTTGTGGATAGCTTCTATCATTTTGTCAAATGACACGCTGTTGACGGTCTTTTCATTGACTTTTATTGAATCTCCGAGCACGCCAGAATCATTGATGAGCCTTGCCATTTCCGACTGTGTACCGCCATAGCCGAGCTTTAAGTTATCAAGCATGGTATAATTCTGCTTTGCAAAGCCCTGATATGCGTTTTGAATAGCTGATATGTCAGTACCCATTTTGTTGGCGTTGTCCGACATATCCACCATTGCTTCATTGGCTATCTCAGCCGCCTGTGCAGTATCACCGCCCAAGCCTTGCAGAAGTGAAGCAGAAAAACTTGTGACATTCTGCATATAGTCATTAGCCGATATTCCTGCGGTCTTGTATGCCTCACTGGCGTACTTTACGATAGTATCAGCGTTGTCCTTGAATAGCGTTTCTATACCGCCTATGTTCTGCTCATAGTCCGCATATGCGCTCGCAGAGCTTTTGACTATAGCGCCTATGCCTGCACTTGCCGCCGATATAGTTGCTATACCAGCTTTTGCGGCAAGTGCAAAGCCTTTTTTGATAGTGCTCCCAAAACCTGAAACGACCTTGCCGCCAAGAGAGCTTCCAAACCTGTGACCATCGGGCATACTATCCCCGAACGCTCTTCTCAGCTCTGATGCAAGCCCTTGCATAGACGGAACTATCTGCACATATGCTTTGCCCAGCTGTGTGCCGTTTTCTTCTGCCATGTTAGCCCTCCTTTCCTAAGATTTTTCTTCTTGTCTTCTCATAATCCTCGCCGCTTTGGAACGCTGTTATCTCGCTGTCGCTGTCATTCTTGCCTATAAGCTTTTCAGCTATGGACTGCGGTCTGTTCACGCCCTTTTGACCGTCCTTTGTCTGCGACCAGCATATCCATTGCAGGCGGTCAAATATCAGCGCAAGCAGTATTTCAGAAAACGAACCGCCAACATCATTGAGTTTGCGCTTGACCCGTGATGAACTGTCAAGACCACAAAGAAAAGTCGCCACCTTTCGTGCAGGCAGCGACTTGTAGTCGTATATGTGATAATACTGCGCCATATCGCAATCAAGCTCATCAGGATAGCGCTCCATGACAGCGGCAAGGACTAGGAGTTTTTTGTCTTAGGTGTCTGGAAGATCTCCACGATAAGCTTTGTTATCTCTTTAGCCGATACATAGCCGCACTTTTCTCTTATCTTCTCAAAAGCTTTTTCTTTCTTGCTTCCCAGAGCGACGTCAACTACCTTGACATATGCAAGGGGGTCGCCCTGTTCACACTTACCGACAGCTTCGATAAATTCATAGTCGTCAAGGGTCTTCTCCTCTATTTCAAACTCAAAACCGCTTTCTGTCTTTCCTGTCAGCATAGGTTATTCCCCTTTCTTCATGTACTCATAGTGTGTATTGCCGTTCTCATCAGGTGTGGCTGTGATAGTCAGCTCATAGCCGATAGCCTCGTTGTCCTTGTAGGTGATGTCAGATATCTCCGTCACCTTGCCGAACGGAACGACCACTCTTTTCAGCACGTTATTTTTCAGTATCATATCGAAAACAAACGCCTGATCTTCATGCTCTGCGCTGTTGACCTTGATAGTCAGACCAGTGTCAAGGTCGCCCGAAACATTGCTGTCATTGTAGACAGTTTTCAGCACATCTACATTGGTACACTCTATCAGCTTTACCTTGAAAGTGTCCGTCTTTTCTGTCTGCGGTGTGTCAACGATATCTCCGCCCCAGGCTTTGATGTTTTCAGTAGAAATGCCAGAACTGTTTGTTACACCGTCCTCGGAGCAGTAGCCCAAACTTTTGAACGCTGCGTCAAGTGCTGTTGTTGCATCCGTTGACAGTGTAGATCCTGTGACCGCTGTGAAAACCGCTCCGCCTACCTTTGGTTTGCCTGTTGATACGTTATCTTTGTTGTTTGCCATAGTATTATCACTCCTCGTCGTAGTAGGTTACATCGAATACCGCTTGATAGCGATATCGTTTTGTTTCTGTGTCTGTATAGTTGTAGTCTGACGTGCACGCACAGCGGCATATATCGCCCTGTGACACGCTTTCAGACATAGCCTTTTTAACTTTTGTGTTAATCTCTGCCGCCCCGTATAGGCTCGCTGAGTAGCTCTGAACGGCTATGGTGGCAGAGGTGATAAGGTCATTCTCTGCCGAGCCTAGTTTGTCGATTAGCACATACTCTTTTGGTGGGTTTTTAGGCTCTTCAAGATAAACTGAAACGTCAAGCTTTGCCCCCAGCCAGTCAAGAATTATCTTCTCTATCACTTGCCAAGCACCGCCTTCAAAAGCGTGTTATCTCTAAGATTAGCACGCTGAGCCTTCTTTGTCTTAGCTTTGACGATAGCGACCTTTCGGCGCATTTTCGGATATCTTGTCCATGTGATAGTATACGCTTTATGCCCAGTGCCAAGACGTTGAACGGCTCTGTCAGCATAACCCTTGACCATGTTTTCAACAGATGCAGAGCAGAGAAACGCCGCAACTGCGTTGTGGTCAAGCTCTATCTTAACTTTACTCATAGCGTTCCACCTTGACTTTCTTGTTCCATTGTAAAGGGATATTATCATCAATGCCCTGCGTAGGGATACCAACAGTTTTGAACGTCATTCCCCAGAACTCAACTTCCGTGTTCTCCCAGGTGTGAGTGTCGCCTTTCGGTATAGCTAGCACATAAGCTATGCGTTTGCCTGATAGGTTAAGCTCGTTCACAACGTCCTCTGCGGACGGCTCGCCCACAAGCACGTTTTCGACAACTTCCTGAGATACCTCATATGTAGGTCTGTTAAAGCCGTCAATACCTGTCTGCGTTTTTACAGAAAGCTTAACAGGTATGCCTTTGATATTTAATCTCATACATCATATACCTCCATAGCTCCGTATCTCTGCCGCATAACGCCCAGTTCTTTCAGTTCATTTCTGAGAAAATACAGTTGTTGCCCTGCGTTGAGATAGGTCATTGATACTGAATAGCCCATAGCCGACTGTGAAGCCTGCGAAGTCGCAGGAGAGCTGTCCGCAATAGAGTCAACAGCTCTCAGCGTGGCACGAACTATGATATCTTTTGCCACAAGCTCTACGTCAGGTTCATCAGCTATCATAATGTCAAGATCTTTGCCATACTTCTTGCAGGCGGTTGAAAGCTTTGCACAGGCGACAGGCAGCAGAGCCGCCGCCTTTTCCTGCTCCTCAGCCGTGAGTTTTCGACCAAGTTTTATAACGTCCTCGATAGTTGCGTACTCTGCCGCCATTTATGCCGCCCCCTTATTCAGCAGCTGACTGAATGACAGCAAATGCGGACTTGTCCATGATACCCCAGCCAATATATGCTTTGGCTCTGATGTATACCTGACCGCAGCCCTTGAGATCCTGTCCACTATTGTCAGGGTCGCCGTATTCAATGATCTCAAGCGGAATTTCCTTTGAGTAGCCCCACTTGAACGTTGAAAAGTCGCCCACGATAGCAAGGTCTTTGCTGGAATTGAATGAAACTGTATTGTTTGTTACAGTCTGAATGCCGTTCATCTGTGACGGCGCATTGCCCCACGCAAGTTCAGGATATATCTTTCTGCCGCTTGTGTCCACCATTTTTGCAAGGTCAGCTCTGAATGACGGTGCCATTGTAAGACCTGAGATGTCATACTCATTGTCCTGCACTGCGGCGATAGCCTCCTCAATAAGAGCGTCGGGTGTCTTTGGTGTCTTGCTGTCCTGTTTTATCACAGTTACGCCGTTGTCAAAGTGATTTGTACCGATAAGTGCAGAAGCTGTCTTGGCTCTCGGATTAACTCCGTGAAAAGCCATAATGTCAAGACCTCTTGCAGTCTTTTTCGCAAAGCCGTCGGAGAAATTTCTCAGAGTTTCTATCTGCTCTTCCTCAGCTGCATAGAGAAATTCGTCTGAAATTCGTGCGCCGTATTCGATCTTTACAGGTACGATTATAACAGGGTCAATCGAAACACTACCCCTTGTCATTTTGCCGTTTTCAGCAACAAGATCAACTTCATCATCCATTGTGAAGATGAACTCTTTCTTCCCATTGAACGGGATAGGTGTCTGACCACAAAGAGCTGCCAATGAGGACTTGCCCTTTACCTTGTCGAAAAGTTCTTTTACAAGAACAGGGTCAAACTTATTTTCCTTTGAGAGAATATCTGCCATAAAATTACTTCCTTTCTTTACTTTATAAGACCTGCAAGCAGCGACTTATATGCCACATTCTTGCCGTCTGCATGATTGTGTTCTGTGTGACCAAGAGGGGCTGTCTGCTTCTTGCCGATAAACTTTGCAAATGTTTCAGCGTCCTTCTTGATAGCTTCTTCTGTATCTCCTGAAAGCTTGTTTGCAAGCTCATAAGGGATACCGTTTTCGTGGGCAATTCTCATTTTTACCGAGCTGGTCTCGTATGCCTTGTTCTTAGCCGTGAGGTCTGCGATAGCTGTATCCTTTTCCGCAAGCTTGCCTGTAAGATCGGTGATCTTGCTGTTAAGGTCGGCTGTCTTCGTTTTGAAATCGTCAGGGGAAATGTAACCCTCAAACTGTTTCTTGACTGTGTCCGTGTTGCGGTCGAGCCTTGCTTTTATCGCATTGTCGAAGGCTTCCTGTGTTGTTATAGCTTCAAATTCTGCCATAGTGTTTCCTTTCCCCGCTTTACCCTGCGGTGTAGGTGATATATAATAAACTGTTACCAGCTTATTTTCTGTACTTTCTTCTTGTCTGATGAATTTGCACACGCCCAGTGAGCAAGCACCACCGCCTCAAGCAGTGATATGTCAGCACCCTCAAGAATTGAGGTATAGCCAAAACCACCGCCTGAGCTTATCGCTCTGTGTTCACAGTTGGCAATGACCTGTTCAAGGGAAGGTTGGTCAGCGTGACAAATATTCTGTGCGAATACTCCTCGTTCAAAACCTGCTGATGAAGTGATCACATCAGCGACTTTCGGCAGGATAGGTTTGCGTTTGATACCTGCGTTCTTCATATCTGCCGCAAGCAAAGACTGTCCGTTTGCTCCGTCAATGACAGTTTCACGCATATGTGGATTGCGCAGATATGCGATTATCCAGCCGTTTCCCTCTCTTACAGGGCGGCAGTCGATAGCCTCAACAAAAATCTTGCCGTCCGCTGTCTTTGCGGCAACAGCAAGGGAAACATTGTCCGTGACCTTTGCGTACTTGATACCGAAAAACAGTTCTCTGCTGATATCGGGTTTGCCAGTGATACAAAGTGCCTGCCACTCACCTTTGCTGATAGCCGATTTCTGATTATAGGTCAGCCACAAACCTAAACGCTGAATGTTATCGTCAACCTGATCATCTTTTGGGTCGCCAAGCTCTGAACGTATCTTACGCTCTGTGAGGATAGTGCCTAAAGACGGGTTAGTGGCATACCACAGTTCAGGGTCATGTGCGTTCGTGAGTTTTGGCACGGACCATTCAGCCCAGCCGTCATCGCCACCTTTTCCCGATATCGTCTTTTGTCTGTACTTCGTAAAAACCGTACCAGCGGACACCATTGTTGGCGGCGTTCCGCACATCAAGGTCTGAGGGTTTCGGCTGTCCGTGACGATATACTTTAGGGCGGTCTCTTGGTCGGTGGTGTATTCCTGCGCCTCGTCGATGATAAGCAGGTCATAGCCTTCGCCAAGTCCGCCTTTACTGGAACGTGTACGGAAGTTGATAATTCCATCACCCTTGAGCCACTCAATGCGCTCAAGACCAAACTGCTTTGCAGTCTTGAAGTCCTCTTTCTCAAGAAAGCCCATTTTCGTGATAAGGTCGATTATCTTCTCCCATGCCGAGTGTGACGTTGTAGTTCGGTGGGCGGTGTAAAGAACACGCTCTCCGTTTTGCAGGCCATAGATCGCACGCATTATAAGCAACTCCGACTTGCCGTTTCGACGTGGTATCGACCAGCCGAACTTCATATGTTTCCACAAGCCTTCATCATCCACCGCCATAATGTCATAAAGCATAAGCTCCTGCCATTCCTGTGCGGTGCGCCCTGATTTGTTATACATTGCGATAGCTTCATTGCCTTTGGTCTGCTCATAGGGCAGCACTACCGATATGGTGGGGGTCTGCCTGCCGACTCTCTTATCCTCAATAGGGAATTACCTCCTTTTTTTCGGGTACTAAAAAAGCACCCGTTAAGGTGCTTGGTTTGATATTTACTTTGTCGATTTGACCTTTTCAGCATTGGATAAAACTATACTCAATGACCTTTCACAGCGTATCAGTGCCGCAACATAATCAGCATTATCCTTTATCTTCTGAATGTCAGTTCTGATGTTCTCAATATCACTCTTAGCTCTCCGCAGCTGCCATATTGTATCTCGGTCAAGTGCCATAATATCCATCCTTTCTGATTTTGGGTATAAAAATACCGCCTCGCCGTAGCGGAGCGGTAAAAATTTATTTTCTGTCTTTAAAGAAATCTGCCCATTCGGGATTTTCTTTGTCAAAAATCTGTCTTTGCTCCTCGGTTAGCTTGTATGGATAATCACGGAACATATTAAATTCAGTGATTTTGTCAAAGCTGAATACAAATTCTCCAATAGTATTCGGATCATCTTTCCACCAAATAACATCAGTATCTTCTTCTTTGTACCATCTATTTGACATTACCACTCAACCCCTTTTCCTGTTTACCAGCAGCGGTGTTTATGTATCCAAGTATATGTTGAAAATCGCTGCTATCTGCAAATGAATCTGTGTCTATTATAACAACTGATTTTTCCCACACCATTCCGTATGATCTGTCAACTGTTTTGCGACACTTGAAACGCTCTTGGAGTGTTGCAACAGTCGAGCCATACTTATTGAACGATGTCCAGCCATTTTGCGTTCTCGACTGGAGTTCTAAGTACTCAAGCCCGTTTTCAGTGTTTCTGACAATAGCAGCGTGTTTTCCTGCTGCAACAAAATATTCTTTGTTATGCTCAAGCTTTTTCAGCAATGCAGCGGTATCAGCTGCTTCCTTTTTGACTTTGACCACAGAGCCTTTCACATTTGGAAGCTCCAGGACTCTCTTTATCGTGGACGTTCTTGAGAATATATTCTGACTGTTTCCACCTCTGAAATCAAGAACGTCAAGTCCATTCTTATTGCCTATGTAGGCAAACCCAAGTGAAGCACACGAGCCTTTTGTCATATCTCCACCAGCCAATCTGTTTATGATTTCACTGTTGCTTAATTGCTCGGAGAGCTTTTCGACTTTATTGTAAGTAACTTTATTGGCTTCACATTCGTGCTGAATTTCATATGTAGCCTTTGCATAATTTGGCTTCTTTGCTTCTATTATATCACTTTTGCCCGGCTTGTCAACAAGTCTGACAGGCTCTCTGACCCCAGCTTTTTTCATACGTTCAAATTCATCGTCAGAAACGTCCCACTTGGTCTTGCTCCACACATTTTGTGCCTTTCTGCCGTTGAGGTATGTAACAGTACAGCCGCAGTTATCATGTCTGCGGTAAACGTCTTTTGGAACATCTTCGGGATAGTGATATTTACCTGCAAGCTTTGCGCACCACTTACAGCAGCCGCCATGATCGTTGCGAATGATGTAGCAGTCCAGCCCTGCATCAGAACGAAACTTCACGTTTTTTTGCACATAATTGTTGTAAAAACTCTCGGTGATGTTCTGCGCCGGAGCTGTCATTCGCCGTATCATCACCTCTTCTGCAATATCTGGTACAGAAGCCGCATTGACTACCGCCTGCACACGTTCCGTAGGGAATTCAGCCTGCTGAGGTGTGATGTTTATGCCTGCCGCTTGGTCAAGTGCCTTTTGACATTCTGCGGCAGCGGAGTTTATAACATCGTAGTTGTCCTTGAGCACGCCCGTGAGTATGGTATCGGCAATGTTGTAGTACATCTTGCCGTCAGGCAAAGCACTTGCATTCACATATGCTCCGATAGCTTGTGAAGCACGCAGACCGAGCCTTTTTGAAAACAGGGCGACTTCTTCCATTTTCACAGTGCCGCCCTCTATTTTCTTCAAAACCGATTGAATGTATTTATCAGCCTTGCACGTCTTTTGAAACTCAGCACGGATTTTTTCAAGCAGTTCTGCACCGATATCAGCCATTGTTTTCGCCCTCTATGCCTGTGAGCTGACGGATGCCCTTTGCGCCCAGATAGTCAGGAACAGCCTGATTAATTTTCAAAATAGCGTCACCCACGCCTGAGAGTGCGGCAGAATCAGGTTCAAAAATGGGGAGCCACTGCGGTTTGATGTCACTGAAAGCATAGCGCATATAGGCCGTGTTATCACGAACGCAGGCGGCCAGATAAGCCACGTTAAGGAAACCACTGCCAAACGTTCTCTGCGCCTTGCGTGCGGTAAGCCTGAGATTTTCGTGTGCTGCACGGATAGCTTCACAGCTGGCAGGATTGGACGTCGCAAAGCCCAAGTCATCAAGGGTCAGCCCTGTTTCTCCGGCAAAAAGAGAAGCTATAGACTTAAGCTGTTCAGAGTATGGTGACATGGACTGCTGCTGAAATTGTCCGACAGTAGGATTGCCGCCGTCATCATCTTTGGTGATAGTCAGCAGTGAGGACATTGTTGCACCCCATTTGTCCATTTTCTCGGCATCATCTGAAAGGCCGAGTATATATTTTTGTGGGAAACTGTAAAACTCGGCTGATACTTCCGACCGTCTGAGCGTTCTCATAGCCTCCTGCACAAGCTCCATACACGCCCTTGATATCCTGCTGTGACCGAAAGGACGAACGGCGTCAGGGCGGTATATGATAGGCACAAGCAGAGGGTAAGGTGCAGGATTGTCATAGATCTCAACATCATAGCCTCTGCGATATATCTCTGTCTGTTCGGCTGTGAAGTAGGCTTCGATGGTGGGGTTGAAATTATTATCCCGATCAAGCACTGCATAGCCCTCACGGAGCATATTCGTGATAGGGTCGATAATGCCAGTAGCGTTACTGCCGTCAATGACCTGTAAGCGTGGATAGCCTGTTTCATCAGCCGAGATATACACAAAACAGCAGGAGGACACCAATGCTGAGAGAATAGCAGAATCAAAAAACACGTCACGATTATTGTTGTCAAATATCTCATTGACGTAGAAGCTGTTGTCCTCGAAGCTGTCAAATACTATTCTGTCTGCAAGGGTATCAACAGCCTTCGCACACCAGCCTAGTACAGGACGCATCCAGTTATAGCTTGGTGGTATCATTTTGCCCATGTCGGTAAGGCCGTTCTTCATGTGATAGTAGTCATAGCGCACATTGACCCTCAAAGCCTTTGAGGAAAGCTTCTTTTTCAAATATGCCATGCCTTTGTATTCGCTCATCTTGTATATCCTTTCCAATTATTTCAACTCTGCGAGAAATATAAGCAGTGCGGCGGTGAAGGTCTTTTTTGACCTCAAAAGGGGGCATACCCCCATATTGTCAATAATTTGTTAAAAATTCTTCCAATCGTAGCATTGTGGTAAAATTCGGTTGGAAATCAGGTCAAGAGACTGGTCAAACACCTGTTTTTCCACCAATTTGTCAGATTTCTGGCGATTACAACACCAATGTGCCAACTGCAAGTTTGAAATATCCGAAGGATGACCGCCTTTTGCAATGGGTATGATATGATCTATGCAAGCTGACAGTGGGTGCGGATATTTCAGCGAAAAATCAACAGGCTTACCGCAGATACCGCAGACTGTTTGTGTAGCGTATATCTTCTTCTTGTTGATACGGAACTGCTGTTGGTGTGAACCGCTTCGGTCTGGTCTTGGTATTGGCATAAGGTCACCTTCTCAACGCAAAAGCGACCGCAAAATGCAGCCGCCCTTGTGAAAATATTATAAGGAGTTTTGTAAATGGTGGAGCAGATGTTGAGCTGGCACGCTCTCAACCTGCATAGCCCCTTACGGGGCTTAGAAAATTGGAGGTGACTTCAATGAAAGTACAAGTCTGAGGTACATCTACACTTTCCTCAGTTTAAATTATAACACACCTAAAACGCACAAACCGCACAATTTTCACTTTTCTTGCAAATATCTTTGGATTTTCATTCGCACTCCGCTCTCTGACATTCTTCCACCACTAACCTGCATAGCTATCTGCAAGTACGTCTTACCCTTGATGAATTTCAGCACGAACATTCGCCGTGTCTGATAGTCCTCTATCCCCTTGATAAACTCCTCCACAGCTCTCTGCTCACGCTCTAGCCGTGCCTGTTCGCACAGCAATGAAAGTGTATCACCGCTTGGCAAGAAACCGTCTATGCGTGTGCTGTGTGGTGTGTAGGACGGTGGAGTGCATACGCTGATACTGTCGGCAACGTACTTGCCTGAAAGCTCTGCCTTGATGTCCTCAATGGCTGAGACGTTCCTGCGGTAGGCTTTCAGGCGTGACATGGTCATAGGGTCAGCCATTAGCAACACCGTCCATTTTAATACCGATACCATTCACGTCAACAGCCGTATCAACGTGATTTACTGTGAAAAGTCCACAGTCGTCGCTGAATATTCTCTTGATCTCGTTAATTTCTTTCTTGTTCATGTTAATCCTCCTCGTTTCCCCATTGTTCAGCCATTGCTTGTGCTATGCCTGAAAATGTTTTGGATTTTGTCTTGCTGTCACGAAACGGCATTCCACAGTTTGTACGTGCAGTACCGTCCGACTTTTTGCTACCGCCTGACACCCATGAACATATGGGTGTAACAATATTTGTTGGTGTCAATTTAGGCAGATTTTTCAGCCACAAACACGTTTTTTTACTGTACGGGTGTCCGTATTCATACGGTTGTATAGTCTGCGTATATTTTGGCAACCGATATACACCAGATGGTATCGGGTTTTCAACAGCTATTTTTTCAACAGGTGCATGAATAAATTTCAGGAAAAATTCTTTTGCGTCTTGTCCATTTTCAAATCTTTCAAGATCAATGTATCTTTTTCCATTAATTTTTTTGTACAGCCATACTGCCCCTATGTTGCTAAGATATGTGCACGGTGGGTGAGCTATCAGCAAATCCCATTTGCCTACCGTATGTGTCTGTCCGTCACAAGTGGTAAAATCTGTATTGCCGTTGATAACAGCCAGAGCGTCGCCTAAGATATGCCATTCAGGGTGACCGCCTGAACACATCTGAATGTCGCAGCTGTACGCTTCGTGACCTTTTGCACGAAATGCCTTGCAGACCTCTTGTGATTCTTCGCACGCTATTAATACCTTCATGTTATCCCTCCTCAAACTCAGGACACTCAGTTACAGTGTATGAATGCAACATACCGCCCTTTTGCGCCTCGTACATTCTGTGCTGACATGTCCTCCAACCCTCGACAGGTCTGCGGTCTATGGACCATGCACAGCCTGTAAGGTATTCTCCTGTTATCTTATCCTTTGTCGGTACTGCGTGGCGGCAGTGCCAGCAGAGGGTGTGGTCAGTGTGTTTCATTCTCACACCTCAACTCTTCCAGCCTGCAATACACCAACGTATTGCCGCAAGTCTTGTCAGCGATCTCTGCCTGATAGAAGAACTGACCCGTCTTGCTGCTCTTGCGGATAATGCACCCTGTCAGCTCGTAGCAGTCAGAGCCGTTGTAGCTCACCCTGCGTCCAAGACTTTTCTTTACCTCGTGTATCGTCATAGCTCCTCTATCCTCACATAAATGCCTGGCGTGTTCGCCCAAAACTTCTCACATATCTCACTTGCCACAAGCTGGTCGTCCGACCAAAAGTCAAGCTTTGTCATGCAGTCCTTGAACATCTTTTGCAGGTTGTCTGTGTCAGGCTTGCTGGTCTTGTATTCTCCGTCCTTGTGCTTGCCGTCATTCGGAAACAGCCACTTCGTTATCAGCCTTATTCCACAGATGTATTTCTCAGGCGGTCTGTGCCTTGCTAGGTTTGCCGTGAGCTTTTCTTTTGCCGCCTTTACTTCGGGTGGGTCATAAAATATCGGCTTGCCGTTTCTTACTGCCACCTTGTGTTCCTGTGCTGTAGCCGTCGGCGGTATCATCGCCATAAAAAATTCAGTCATCATCTTCCTCCTCGCATTTGAAATCTACTCCGTGCCACTTGTGTGACTTGTCATCATACACCAATGCTCCCGACTGTTTGACCATATCCCAAATGTATTTGAGTACCTGCGGCTGTTTCACGAGCCACCAAAGCGTGCGTGATTTTCGATAGTCGAAATCTTCATTAGGCAGCTTATGAAAAAGCGGTGGCATTTTCTTAGCTGCATTAACAACGTCTTGCCTTGCCTTACTTCTTGTTGCTTTCATCTGCGTGTGCTCCTCTCGTGCGTCATTATTCTGATTACTTTTTCGTCGGGGCAGTTTCAAGCCCCCGACAAAAAGTATTGTTTATAATAATAGATTTGTCTGTCCGTCCGACAAACTCGGTAATTTTCGATATTGTCCGACAAGAAAAAAGTTCGATTTTGTCCTGACATTTTTTCGATTTTTTCCTGTCTGTCTAAAGTTCAAAAATTCGATTTTGTCTTGTCTGTCTACTGAGCTTTTAAGCCGCATTCTCCCTCTTCTATCCAAAAGCCACCATGCTCTTTGAGGTATCTTCCAACGGTCTTTTCGCTCTTTCCTATGTACTCCGCCAGCTCAGAAATGCGGCACTTGCCGTTCTCCTGCACACCGCTGAAAGCTGTTTCAATGCTCTCCTTGCGCTCCTTGCTGCGGTCTTCATTGGTCTTCTTCTTGCTGAAATTCTTTTTCCAATTCGGTGAGATGTCCTCTACCTCGCAGTCTTTAAGCACGCCCACAGTATCCTCTCTGTGAACAGGATAATCAAACCACATATTGAGTGGAGCAAATTTCGGGAACTCTCTCAGAGTACCCTCTATACGCCATGCCGTGCGGTTTCTTACTGCAAGCTTAGCCTTGTCTATGTCGGCCATCATAAGCTTGTATGAGTTCGGGTGCAGGTACTTGTGCGTTATCTCAAGCATTTTTGACGGCGTAACAAGATCGTCCTGTGAACAAAGGTCATCAGTATTTCTGTAAAATCTCCTCATCCCGTTCTCACAGATATGGCAAACAGCTTCGTCCTCCTGCTGCTTGTAAAGGCTGTCTGAAATGTCAAGCTCTGAAAGGTCAAGAAGTGCGTCAGGGTCACGGGCGAATACTCCTGAACCGCTGGCTCTGTCTATTGAACGCTTACCGCCCTGCGCTCCCTTTGAGTGGTGGTGGCAGTATATGACCGCACAGCCAAGCTCTGTGCATACCTTGTCAAACTGGTTGCAGAAGTGTGCCATTTGGTCTGCTGAGTTCTCGTCGCCTGTTATGACCTTGTAGATAGGGTCGATTATCACGGCAATGTAATTCTTCTTGCTTGCTCGGCGTATAAGCTTTGGTGCAAGCTTGTCCATTGGTACGCTGTGACCTCGCAAGTTCCATATGTCTATGCTGTTGAGGTTTTCAGGTTCTAGGTGCATTGCGGTGTACACGTCCTTGAAGCGGTGCAGACAAGATGCTCTGTCAAGCTCCAGGTTGACGTATAGTATCTTTCCTTTGGTGCATTGCCAGCCAAACCACTTGACCCCCTCAGCTATCGCCACGCACATCTCGATAAGCGCATAAGACTTGCCTGCCTTTGACGGACCTGCAATGAGCATTTTGTGACCCTGTCTGAGAACACCGTCAATAAGTGGCGGTGCAAGCTCAGGCAGGTTATCCCACTCAGCACTCAGGCTCTCAGGGTCGGGGAGATCATCATTGATACTCTCTATGTAATCTTTCCATTCTGAAAAGCTTTCTTTGCCTATGTTCTTGTCAATAATGAACTGCTTCTTGCCGTTTCTCATCACACCAGGCATACGGCTAAGACGTGAAGGGTTGCGGTTTTGTTTATCTATGTCAAGACCGCTTTCTTTGCAGACCTTGTAAAGAAAATCAACACGCCTGCGGTATTCATCATAGTTGGGAGCGTCTATCTTGACGATAGCGTGAACGCTCTTTCCGCCGCTGTATACAAGCACAGCGATAGGAAGTTCAAGCTCTCTCATCACAGCATTCTGCTGTTCTATAGGCATACTGTCGCTTTCAACAAGAGCATAGCGGTAGTCTGTTACATTCTCGTTCTTTACGCCCTTGCCGTCAAGAGGATTGAAGCGGATCCACGCTCCGGCTTCTTCCTTGTAGTCGCCAAACACCGCACCAATGTCGCCGTTACATTCGCCAAGCCTCTTGATAAGCTCCCCTGCCGTCCTGTCACAGCACCCCTTGGTGGGCAGATACCTGGTCTTGCCGTCCTTTTCTGTTTCCCACGTTTGCGTAACATAGCCCACGTTCTCTCCTGCCTCAAAGAGTGTTTCAAGATATGTGACTATCTCCTTGACAGGATCCCATTGAGCAGGCTCGGTGATCGGTATGCCCTCACCGCCGTTTACAAGGGGACTGCTTTCTTCTGCAACTATCTCGCCGTCCCAATCGTATGCCTTAAACTCATGGGGGCTGTATCCTCTTTCCTTTGCCATTTGCACGATAGTTCCTGCGGTCACGGGCTGAGCATTGCCGTTAAAGCCTTGCCACTTGTGTTCACACTCACCGCTGTGATAACGGCTGTCTGACCTCGACCAACTGTCCCAATCGTTCACGGAATAGCCCTCGTGCTTGAGAGCCATTCCCACATTGACCCATTCTTGATAATCACAGCTTGCAGGGTCTATGTATTCAAGCATTTTAAGCAAATTTGTGTTATCCATTCACTTCTCCTTAGTTCTCAGGTGTGTATGTTTTCGGGTCGATATCTCTCGGCACTCTCCAACCATTGGCAGAAATACGAGCTATCATCTTGCTTGCACTGTCAAAGCTCCAAGAGCCAACGTGTTCAAAACCCTTGCTTTCCAGCAGCCTTATTTGCTTTGGAGTGGTAAGTCCTGCATTGCGGCGTTTTTCAAGGCGGTCAAGGATAAGCTTTGCCTTGCCTGCGTTGTCTATATCGTCAGGGAAAATGCCCAACTTTTCAAGCTTTGCTTTCTGCTTGTCGGTAGCAGGAGCACACTCCCAGCCAAAAGCAGGAACGTAAGAGGACAAGTCCTCAGCCTGTATTGACATTTCATACTGCAAAGGGTCAACGAGCTTTCGCTTGCGTGTTTTCATTTCTTTGAGCTGCTTTGCCAAAGACTCTTCACGCTGTGCCACAACGTCCTCGCTTGCCTGTTTTTCTGCCTCTTCGATATCTACTGCACAGCCTGCCTCATTGGCAAGGTTTTCGGTCATTTTCTCAGCGACCTCTTCATTCTGACAAATAAGGTGTGCAGGTCTGCAAAGCTCGTGGCGTTCTGTGTGCCATAGGAAATCAAGCAGCAAAAGCTCTGTCTTTCCCTCGCAGAGCCTTGTGCCTCTGCCTACCATTTGACAGTAAAGCCCACGCACTTTTGTTGGTCTTAGTACGATAACGCAGTCAACTGACGGACAGTCCCAGCCCTCTGTGAGGAGCATTGAGTTGCACAGCACATTGTATTCGCCCTTGTCGAAAGCTTCAAGTATCTCCGCTCTGTCTGTGCTTTCTCCGTTGACCTCAGCGGCGTTGAAACCCTTGCTGATAAGGATATCACGGAACTTCTGAGAGGTCTTGACAAGCGGCAGGAACACAACTGTCTTGCGTTCCTTACAGTATTTGAGCATTTCATCAGCTATCTGATAAAGATATGGGTCAAGTGCTGTGTCGATATCACTTGCCTTGAAATCTCCTGCCTGAGTTGATACTCCTGAAAGGTCAAGTTTCAGCGGTATGGTTATAGCCTTGATAGGTGAAAGATAGCCCTCTTTGATAGCCTGCGGCAGGGTGTATTCATATGCAAGGCTGTCAAACACCGAGCCTAAGTTCTTCATATCGCCCCTGTCGGGTGTAGCCGTCACCCCAAGCACCTGAGCCTTTGGAAAATGGTCAAGCACTCTCTGATAGCCGTCTGAGATAGCGTGATGAGCCTCGTCAATGATAATGGTATCGAAGTAATTTTCCGAAAAGCCTTTGAGCCTTTTCTCACGCATAAGGGTCTGAACTGAGCCTACTACCACACGATACCAAGAGCCTAAACAGCTTTGCTCTGCTTTTTCGGTGGCACAGCCAAGCCCTGTTGACTTCATAAGCTTGTCAGCCGCCTGGTCGAGCAGCTCGCCCCTATGGGCAAGGATAAGCACACGCTTACCCTGCCGCACACATTCTTCCGTAACAGCCGAGAAAAGTATTGTCTTTCCCGTTCCTGTCGGCAGAACTGCAAGGACTTTATTTATTCCCTCAGACCATTGTTCGAGTATAGCAAGCTTAGCCTCGTTTTGATATGGTCTTAAATTCATCATCAGAACGCACCGGCTTTCCAGCCACCTGTCTGAGCAGGCTGACTATACTGCGGTGTCTGCGTCTGAGCAGGCTGAACGGTAGTCACATTCTCGTCATAGGCATAGAGCTTCTTTATCTTGTTGGACTGCCTGTCCTCACCGTCCTTGTTCTTGTAGTTGTCAACGTAGACGTGACACTTGCCCTTTTTGCCTGTGATAGCGTTCCAGTTCATTTTCAGCGGCTCACCGTGCTTTTTAAGTCCCAGTGCCAAGAAAAGTGCTGAGAGCTTCCACTCAAACTTGTTGCAAAGGAAGAAGTTCTCTGTTATCTCCACGCTGTCCTCTGCACCCCAAATGGTGAATGTGACCTTTGCCATATTGCAGGGCGGCACTTTTGCCGACCCCTCGTGTCTTGCACGTTCGTACTTTGCAACGGTGAAGTCATAGTCCCCCTCAGGGAGCAGGACAAAGTCCCCACCCTCGTTGACTATCTCATCTTCCCAGCCGTATTCCATAAAATTATCCATAGTGTTGTCCTCCTTTTAAAATGGTACTTTCTGATTTTCCCTGATAAGCGGCAGCATTTGCTCCCAAGCACCTATCAGACAGCCCTGCACGAAGTCGTCAGGATAGTTTGTGATAGGAGTATCATAAGGGAAATAGTTTCTCTGAGATACCACAAGACGTATATCCGATTCGCTTACGTTGTTGGCTCTCATAAGGTCTGCAAGTGCTTTCGGTATGCCATCAGGGATAACGATAGGTGGTGGTGCAACGTCCTCAAAGCCGCTGAGATCAGTAAGAGGCTCGTCCGATTTTCGTGTGGCAGGCTGTGCTGTCTGTGTAGGCTGTGCTGTCTGAACTGTCGGCGCAGGAACAGGCTTAGGCATTTCAGCAGGCTGTGTATACGCAAACAGGTGAGCTATACCACTATACTCAAAAGGCATTTCAGGCGGAAGCCCGTCACGGTTCTTGGCGTCCCAGCAAGGGTGATGTGTGGTGTACATAACACGGTCACCGCCCTGAGCTTTGAACTTCTTGCCGTCCTTATCCACAGCTACTGCATATGTTTTGTAGTTTGCAAACAACACCATATCTGCCCACTCTTTCACAAGAGGCGATATCTGAGAAGAAGTTTTCTTGCCGAGCTTTAACTCCCAACGGTCATAAGCGCCCAGCTCGTCAGGCTGTTCAAACTTCCTCATTTGAGCGTGAGCCGTAAGCACAACGTTGATACCGCTGTCAACTACCTCCTGCAAGAGATTAAGAAACTTGCCTATCTCCTCTTTTTCGTAAACATAGCCGTTGCCGTAGCCGAAATCTTCAATGCCTTTCTTCTGATGTGCCGAGCAGATCGTTTCAATGCAAAGCTGTTCAGCCCAATCAAATGTATCAATGACCAGGGTCTTGCAGAGCCTGCCGTTCATAGCTTCCTTTACCTCGTTTTTGAGCATTTCCCAGCTTGTTGGCTTAGGGAAACGTCTGATGTTCAGCTTCTTTGTACTGCCCTCAGTATCAATAAATACAGGGTCAGGGAACTGAGCCGCAAAGGTGGATTTGCCTATGCCCTCAGGACCATATATCACGACTTTCTGTGCGGAGCTTACAACTCCTGATGTTATCTCATACATTAAAATGCACCTGCTTTCCAAGTTTTCGTTTCTGTGTTTTCTTCTTTTTCGTTGTCCATCGACCTGCCGTCCTCGATAATGATACTGCACTCGTCACCTGTGGAAACTCTTGTGGCTATCGCCTGCAAGCCCTGTGCTTCGAGCCACTTGCCGAAGTCATCAAGGGTGTCGGTATCCATTTGTTCAAGCTTGTCCAGCAGGACAAAACCGCAGTCAGGGTTGAGCTTTCTCACGATAGAGGTAGCGACGATAAGCTGTTCTGCTCCGCTTATACTGTCCCACTTATGCCCGTTATACAGCAGCTCTCCGCCCTCAACGGAAAGTCCCTCAAGAGGCAGGTCGGCATTTTTGAGCAGGTCAGTTTTAGCCTGCCTTACGTCCTCTATCTGCTCAGTGAGATATGTATACTGTGAACGGTAGTCCTCAGCGTCTATCTCAGCTTTTTCCCTGTCGAGGTTTGCTCTTATCTTCTTGTTCAGCTCCTCAATATCTGAGATATTCTTTTCAAGCTCCGCTGTGCTTTCGTCCACAAGGTCTTGTGCGTCAAGGCTTGCAAGCTTGAAGTTGTTCACTGCCGCTTCATAGCTTGCTTTTGCACGTTCATAGGCGGACTTAGCAAGTTCCAACTGCTTTTCGTAGTATTCTTTCTGGTCACGCTTACGCTGATTTTCGCCGTTGCGTGCAAGTATATCCTGCTGCTGTCTGATAAGCTCCGAAGCCGAGACAGGCTCGGCAGGGACGTTTGCATACACAGGCATTTCCTTTGCAAACTTAGACTTCTGGTCAGCTATCCTGCCGATAGCGGTACGCTGGTCATAGAGTGAATGTTCCTTATGCTCCAACTGATAGAGCGTATCGCCCACTCCTATTATTTTCAGCAGAGTTGAAGCTTTTTCCTTGCTTGACTGATTTATGAACTTAGGCAGGTCGAGGGCGAACTGCTCAACGAAGCTGTTCAAAAGCTGTTGACCGCCTTTTTTGCCTGTGCTGTCGGTGACTTTGAGTGAGCTGTTCTTGCCCGAACGCTCCACCACGATACCATTATCGAGGGTGATCTTCAAATGCGGTTCGACAACAGACCCCTCACGCTGAGGAGAGGACGGCTTGTACTTATCTCCCCCAAGCGCCCAAGCGATAGCGTCAAGGACAGAGGTCTTGCCCTGCCTGTTCTTACCGCCGATAACAGTAAGTCCATTCTTTGCAGGCTCAAGCTGTACGGCTTTTATCTTCTTTACGTTCTCAAATTCAAGTGAGTTTATTTTTACTGACATTTTTTTATTCTCCTTTCGATGGCTTCAAACTCCTTCTCAAACTCTTGTAGTTCCTCATCTGTTGGTTCGTCCTCAGGTCTGCCCTTATCAAAGCCCGACGTACAGCCACTTTCAAAGCAACAGCCTGCTAGGTCGGCAGAGCATTCCACATCATCGCCATATTCACGATATCCCCAAGCGCAATCCTGACAGCACTTCATGACAGGATCTATACAGCGTGTTGGCAAGCCTTTCATTTGCCGTCACCGCGCCTCTCAACCTCTTGATATTATTCTGTAAAGCTACGATATATCCCGTCAGATACTCGTTCGGGTAGTCATTAAGGGCTATTTCTGGTATTGCCTCTAGCTCCTCTTGACAAATGTCAAGCAACGTGCTATCATCAATGTGTATGTTATCGGTATCTTTTGATACCACCTCCGAGCTTGTGCTGTTGGCAGACAGTGCAGGCTCATTTTCTTTTATGTTGTAGAGAATGTAGTTTGCGAAAACTTCAACACAATTTTCAGTTTCATACCCTCTGTGTTCAAGTGGGCAGTTCTCGCAGTTATCTCCTGCACAGCATTTTGCTGCATTTAAAACATCATCTTTCGTTATCATCTTTGCCGCTTTCAAAATCTCATCTTTCGTCATCTTTATCCTCCCTTTCAATAGGTCTTACGCTCATATACTGTTTGCCGTCATAGTCCATCTTCTTCACAGGTTCAATCCCTTTCTCACGAAGCGACCTTGCGGCATCGCCAAGCCCTCTGTCGAAGTCCTCACGGGTCTTGTAGAATGCACATCTGCGGCAGTAGTCCTTCGTTGGCGTTACTGTCAGCGCACCGCATTCGTCAGACTTAACATTTGAACGGAACACGCAAAGGCTTACCGCTCCACTGCCGTTGTCAAGGGGTTTGTCCCTCTTAAATACCTCTCTCATTACTATCGTCGTCTTCGTCCTCCTCAAATTCCTTTTTCCAGTGTCTGTATTCTATCATCAACGCTACGACGCCATACAGTGCCGACAGCACCACTATAGCCGCCGCTATGATACCCACTATGAACAACATTTTACCACTTTCCTTTCATTTCAACTTCGACCTTGACCACGGGTCTGCCTGCTTCTCTCACCGCCTGCTCCAGCTCCTCACGGATTGCGGTTTCGGCGGTCTCCTTGATGTTTCGATATAGTCCGTAGACCGCCAGTGCGAATAGCGCCACACATAACGCTATTGCAGCCACGAATCTGACAATCTCCAGTGTTGCTATCATGCTGGTCATTTTCTTATACTCCTTTCCTTGCAATACTCCGCAAAGATTTCTTCGGGGTTCGCCCCGATTATCTTGCAGTACGTTACGATTTGTTCAGCATTCATGGTGCCGAACTGCCGTTCCCACCTGCTCACGGCTGTCTGTGCCATGTTCAGCCGTTTTGCGATTTTTGCCTGTGTGATATCGTTGTCGGCTCTGATAGATTTCAGCCGTTTCGATATCACGTCATTGGCGGTCATTTTCTTTGCAGGCATTGTTTTCACCTCCACTATTCTGCATGAACATCACGTGTTAGATAGTCCAGCGTAACGTTCAGCCATTTGGCTATCTGTAGAAGTACCGACGCTGGCATATCGTTTTTATCCTGCCATTTGGACCATGTTCTGCGGTCTATTTCGATAGTCTTCGCAAGGTCCTGCTGGGTGAGATGTCTGCGTCTCAATTCACCATTAATGTTGTCAAATATCGTTGTCTTTTCAGCCATTTGTTACACCTCCGTTTTCATTTTGAATTCTCGTACTCGTTCTGAGTACATTATCATTATATACTCATTTTGGACATTTGTCAACCCCAAATTGGGTACAAATATGTACAAATTTGAGATTATATTTTTGTACAAAATACTCATTTTGAAAATAATGTGCCCTATTTTCATTGACAAATTCCCATAATGGGTATATAATATATATAGTAGGAGGTGATAAGAATGTTTGACAACCGCCTGAAAAAGCTGAGAATGGCGAAAAACCTCACGCAAGAGGAAGTTGCAAAAGCCTTAGGCTTGCCGAAAACAACCTACTGCAACTACGAACGTGATGAGAGAGAGCCGTCAGCAATGACACTTTTGAAGATCTCAGCATACTTTGGCGTGTCCCTCGATTATCTTTGCGGAAACGAGAGCAAAAAAAATTCCCCGCCACCGCAAAGCGACGAGGAAGCCAAGATTATCGACGCATTAAAGGTTCTTGAAGATAGCGAAATCAAAGACCTTGACAAATATGTCGATTTTCTCCTATTCAAGAGAGGGCTGCTTTAAGCAGCTCTTTTCTTTTTCTGCTCTTATTTTTTCCCACAATTCGGGGTGCTGTAGTATGTAAATCTTGTGGGCTAGTTTTTTTTCAAATTCTGTTCGTTCTTCTTTCGTCATTATTTTCTCCTCCTATGATTTATAGAACATATGTTCGATAAGCCTATTATATATCATGTTATCACGGCTGTCAATACCCTTTTTATGTACTGTCCGAAAAATCGGACTAAAGTAAAAAAGCGTCAAAAAGTATTGCAAAATATGCGTTAAAATGCTATAATATACATGAAACACACATATATAGGCTATGTGTAAATTGTAGCATTTTTATGGCATAAAATGCAAGCGTGTTTATAATATCGAACATTATTTGTTGAAACTGAACAAATCGTCAAGCCCACATTTTAGCGATTTTGCCAATAAAATAGCCGTTGAAATGCGGGGGTCAACGTTATAATGTTCTATCTGGTCTATTTCGGAAAAGCTGACGCCTGACAGTTCGGACAGCTGGCGCAGTGTCAGACGCTGTGTGCGACGTATATCACGCAGATGTGTTTCGTATATCATATATATCACCTCTGTGGCTAGTATGCCCACCAGAGCCGTGATTATAAGAAAAGGGGTAAAAAACCATGGGATTACGTTTTAGAAAATCAATAAAACTCGGCGGCGGTGCGAAATTGAATATCAATAAAAAATCCGTCGGTTTTAGCGTCGGTGGAAAGGGCGCACGATACACTGTCAACAGTTCAGGACGGCGCACAAAGTCTGTCGGCATACCTGGAACGGGGCTATCATATACCACTACGTCAGGTGGCAGGAAAAAGTCACGTTCAAAGTCGCAAGCAAAAGGCGGAAAAGCTCGTGGCAGTTTCACAAGTACAGCTAAACCAAGCGGCTGTTTGACGATTGCTGCTTGCATAGGTATCATTTTTATAATGATATGCCTTGTAATGGCTGTTGTAATAGGCAAAAACAAGAATAGCAATGACAGCAGTGTTACGCTTGAATGGACACGGTCCGATATCTCGGTCAAATCCAAAGCCTATATTCCTAATCTATATTTGAAAGTAGACGGAAAGAAAGCCAACGAGATATCACCACCCGAGATACAGATTTCAAACAATGATATTTGCAAGATAGAGTATAAAGATTCCAATTATGCTCAGGTCATATATGAGATTACTCCTCTCAAAGACGGCTTTGCGGACGTGACAGCCACATATAACGGTGTGACATCTGACCCTATAACAATCACAGTGGATATGGGTGAAAAAGTCACAACTACCACCACAACAACTACCACCGCAGAGTCTGAAACCACCACCGAAGCACCCCCTGTGACAACTACCACGCAGGACCCAGCCGAAACAATCGTGTATATCACGGCTTCGGGCGACAAGTATCACAGCAAATCATGCAGATACTATGATGATACCTGCACACCAATGACCCTACAGGACGCCCAGAACGCAGGCTACAAGCCTTGCAAGGTGTGTGGCGGATAAACATACCATAATAAAAAAAAGCCCCCACAGAGCGACCTGTGAGGGCGTGCACAACCGACCTAGCACGAGATGATACTATAATAGTAGGAAGTACCCTATTATTTTATCATAAATCATAAATATTGTCAAGATAATAGGAGGAATTTTACATGGCAACAGCGAAAAAATTACCGAGCGGAAATTACAGAGTAAGGGCATACGATAAGGCAACAGGGAAGTATAAATCTTTTACGGCCAAAACCAAGAAAGAAGCCGAGCTAATGGCAGCGGAGTGGCTGAATGAAAAAGTACATACTGATAATGAAATGACACTATGGCAGGCGGCCGAAAACTATATAAGCAAAAAAAGCCCAGTGCTATCACCGACAACGGGACAGGGTTATCTATCTATACTAAAAAATCATGGACAGCAGTTTGAAAATGTGCTGATAAGCAATATCACGCCACAAATGGTGCAAGACTGGGTGAATGAACTGGCTGCACGAAGGTCACCAAAAACAGTTGCAAATGTATATGGTTTTTTCAAATCGGTGCTGAAATATAACAATATCAACATCAATTTTAGCCAAATCAGTTTGCCAAAAAAGGTAAAGAAATTCAAGGTCATGCCGCCTGCCGATGTGGTAGTTAATGCGTTCAGGGGGTCAGATATTGAAATCCCTGTTCTGCTAGGCGTGTGGGGTGGTCTGAGAATGTCAGAAATTCACGGCATACGCCGCAAAGATATTGTCGGGGATATCCTGACTATATCACAGGTGCGTGTTACTGTCAACCGCCAAATCGTCACGAAGAGCGAAGCAAAGAGTTATGAAAGCAATCGACAGATACGTCTAGGCAAACCACTGATTGATCTGATAGACGCATTAGATCTAGCCCCTGACGATTATGTGGTGACATACACCACGAAGCAAATTTACAATCGGTTTGTAAAAAAAATGCACCCGTTAGGGTATGAAATATCATTTCACGATTTACGTCATATCAGTGCCAGCGTTATGGCAACACTGAAAATTCCTGATATATACGCTATGGAACGTGGTGGCTGGAGCAATACCTACACGCTAAAATCCGTATATCAGCAGACGTTCCACGAAGACCGCATGAGGGTTGATAAAATCATTGATGATTATTTCACCAATATATATGACACAAAATGTGACACAGATAAAACAAAATAGCGTAAAATAGGCAATTCAAGGTTATTTGCAATGGGTTCAAGTCCCGTCACCTCGACCAGTAAAAAGGGTTATGCTTTGAGGAACCGAAAAGCGTAACCCTTTTTATTTTGGTCGAAACGCAGGCTTGAACCCACTGTTCAACGTCCCGTCACCTCGACCAGTCACTCGCCGTGACGGGCATTGTCCGTCACGGCTTTTTTATTATCAGAACTTAACGCCGCAGGGGAGTTTTTGTATTACCTAAAAAAAAGTAGGGTTATGCTTTGAGGAATCGAAAAGCGTAACCCTTTTTATTTTGGTCGAAACGCAGGCTTGAACCCACTGTTC